ACAACGATGGACACGCTCCTTCCCCAGAAATGTTAGAGTGGGGCGAGAAGTATCTTGAAGACAGAATAGAGAGACTAGGTTGGGAAGATAAGTATTATTTACAATAACATGAAAGTAAAAAAAATTTACGAAGAGTTCTCTATTATAACGGGGGCAATTATTATCGGCATCCCACTTGGTTTATTTGTGGGCATCGTATGTTGGATTAAGTTCCCCTTTGCTGTCTATAGAGAAGCGAGAGCTAAATTAGCCATAAGAAGGATACAAGAAGCTAAAGAATTTCTAGAAAAGCATGGGCAAACCCAAAAAACCCAAGATATCTGGGAAAAACATATTCAAAGAATGGAAGAAAAAAAATATCATGACAATTGAAAACGTTATAACAATGCTGGAAGAGACCACTAATGATCTCAAGGATACTTTACGCAGAAAAAGTTCCGATTATACTGGTGGAGAGAAGAGCCAAGACCCTTTTGCTAACTTTAGAGCGACAGAGGTCTTAGATATCGATCCTATTGTGGGTATTATGATGAGGATTATGGATAAGATCCAGAGAATCCGGTCATTTACAAATGATGGGGAGTTAAAGGTGTCAAACGAGAGTGTTTATGACGCTTTTGACGATATAATCGGTTACACAGTGCTTGCTAAAGCCATGACACAGGAAAAAAGACAAAAAACTACCTCCACAACTCATTGATTACTAGTATTTTAAGATAAAAAGACTTTTTAATACAAAAAAAGCCTTGCTTCAGGGTGTTCTTTGACCATAATCGCCTCGTTATGGAATTTGAACACCCTATTTTTATTACGCCAGAGCAATACGAAGAGTATCAGACTATTATGGCTGAACTGAATGATATTGCTGAGCAGGAGACTGGAGATCCTCAACCTAAAGATCTCGGTTATGAAAATAATCTATTTTTAAATCAAAAAAAAGTTGACCAAACCAAATCCAATCACTAAACTACAGACAGTCATGAGTAATACAGCAAAGCAAGGTCGGGGACGCCCCAAAGGTTCCACATCATTCGTCAGAGTCAGCATCAATGACCTCATTGATCAGTTCGGACAGAATGCAAAAGTTATGGTTAGTAAGAAGTTCCTTGAGCAGATGGGCTTCGACTTCGAACCTAAACCAGCAATGACAATCTCATCTATCACTGATGAGCCAGAAGCAGAAGAGACAATCCAATTCAATGTTTACCAGTAATGAAAATGTTTTCTAAATTAGTCGGTCAGCCAGAGGTCAAGTCCCAGCTTTCCTTTTACGCTCAAGCGGAGAAGGCTGGGTCTATCATCCCACCCATCATGCTTAACGGCTCTAAAGGCTTAGGTAAGACTGAGTTTGCCAAGCATTTTGCTGTAGGTATGGGGAAGAAGCTTGTAGAGATCAACTGTGGTTCTATTAGGAATGCAGGTCAGTTTCTTGAGCAGGTGTTTATGCCAGCTATTGCAGGTCAGGAAGTATCAGTCCTCCTCGATGAGTGCCATGCTCTACCTAAAGATCTTGTAGATATATTCTTAACAGTGTTTAATGTTGAGGGTGCTAAGAGTAAGACTGTGAACTTCGGGGAAAGTGGATTTGCTACATTCGATTTCACCAAACAGAACTTCTTGTTCGCCACTACAGAGTTAGATAAGATCTTTGCTCCTCTCAAGGATAGAATGACTATTGTTGATTTTCAACCATATACTCCACAAGATCTCAAGCATATTATTAAGAATAAAAAAGATTGGATTGGTTATGATCCTACTGTTCTGAATGAAATTGCATCGAGTGTTCGGGGTAATGCTAGAAGTGCAGTTAAGAGAGTTTTAGAGATTAGTTCATATTGCAACATCAAGAAGATTGATTTTGTTGATAAGTCAGCTTGGGTAGGGTTAAAGAAGATCCTTGGTATCAGACCATTCGGTCTTAGTAACATCGAGGTGCAGATCCTCAAGACGCTAAGCTCACATGGACCCAGTAGCCTCCAGATGCTTTCTGCTGTAACTGGGATGTCGAGGTCAGCCCTACAGAGGGACGCTGAGAATGGACTCCTCAAGGATGGGTTTATGACTATCGAGGGTAAGCGCATGATAACACCTAAAGGTAGGAAACTACTCAAAGAGTTGGTATGAAATATGTAGTATCATCTTGGGGCAATGGGATATCTGTTGCTCTAATCGGCCCACCTGAGGAGGTTCGAAGTGATGCTAACCTAGCTCACAATCTATTCAATGCTAGCTTCAAAAGCGATTTCATGAACGGTCGCATCAACTTCCCCGGTATTCGAACCTTCTATAGATTCCTGATCTACAAACACGCATTGCCCTATATGGACGAGTGTGCGTGTAGTCTTCGACCCGCTATGGTAGGAACCAAAGCAGAGCTAAAGGCTCACAGAATCGAGAAGAGGAACTTTATGAGGGAGTACCAATCCTCTAGGTCAGTATATCAAATAGGATCACACAATGATGGAGACTTTGGTTACTATTATGAAGATTAATTATTAATTGTTCGTTTGAAATTATAAAAACCACGTCATTTGCAACAATATACTTGACCAGCCACGTATACCCCCATAACACCTACCCAATGACACACACAACCATACCACTCAATCACCATCTATACCTTATACAATATAAGAAAGATACAAGTCAATATAGAGGGGAATAGAAACAGAATGATCGATAAAATAAAATGCATGGAAGTTGATTATGGATTGGCCATATTAATTATATTTAAATAATAAAAAGTCTTTTTAAATAATTCTCGTTAATTTTCCTTGATTTTACAGGGATTTAGCGGCACACTCTTGGACGTGGACACTATAGTATTCGTAACATTTTTTGCATGGGGGTTGTATATGGCGATCACCAGAGACAGCAGATAAAGATCAAAATAATAAAATAAATGGATTTTCGCTAGGGGGTAAATACAAAAAGTTTTTAAAAAAAGCTGCAGGTCGCGGCATATGCCCCAAATAAGAATAAAAAAAAACAAATAAGAGCAACCTCGCCCCACCAGCCACGTTCGCAGGTCGTGTGATATCGCCCAAATAATAATGAAACAAAAAACAATATTAATTTGCCCCGCACCAAATAATACATTCCGCTCGATGTTCAGGTCAAGTCATTTCGCGCCAAATAACTCAGGTCGGGATATTTTTGCCGAAATAACGAATAACTACCAAATAAGTAATATCCCCCAGAACAAACAAAATAAATCCAAATAAAGCTCGGCTTCGATGGCGACCACGTTCAACGGTCGGTAACTCACTGAGCGACAACGGGTTACAAAGCTCACTAACAATAAAAAACTTCCTAAGTTATTGATTAGTAAGGAGTTACGGGCGGCGGCATCCGCCCAGCCGTAACTCGCTGATAGTCAACGAGTTACGAGGTTTTTATTTAATGTATTCTTTTACAGAGAGACAGTTAAACTCCATTGCCCTTTGATCGGTAGGGTCTCCAGCCTCCCCAACCTCAACCAAGTCGATAGCCGAAGCCTCCGAAGAGGCTTCGACTTCGAACTGCAAGCGGTTTACTTCCTCGAATATCACCAAGTAGTTTTTAATTTTCATCTGCTAATGGCTCCTTTCCATAGTCGAGGTAATGCATATGCTGCCTAGCATATTGGTAAACCTTGTTCATGGCTTCCTTGATCTCTTCTCTTTCTAAGTTAGCCTCTGACCAGACTAACTCTCCAAGAGGGTAGTAATCCCTTTGATGGAAGTCTGTATCATAAAGGAGTTTAATCTGCGCTTGGCTTACAGCGTCAAACAAATCATTGTATTGTCTGCGTAACCTGTCCTCTCCCGATCCATTCATGTGGATCACGGGCATTGTATATTTTTCAATCATAATTTAAAGGTTGTTGTATCTTGAACTTAGATCAGGCTTAACTTGCTTATTCCATATTTTATACATCTTGTGAAATGGGGTTCCTTTACGCCCAGAATAAGGGAAGTATGCAGTGAACTCCTCCATCATAGTGTCAAACGAAGATTCAAATGCGACTTGCTCAGGATTAGCATCCCCTTTTAATCCATCAATAAAACTTGTGGCTTCCTCAAGCGTTATCAATTTAGTTCCATCGCCATTATATATGTTTCCTAGGTCATTGGTCTCAATGTAGGAGTGGAGGAGAGCCTCAAGTAGTTTCTTTGTGCTTACTTCTGTCTTCATAATTTAAATTTCTTCTACTTCGTGGCCATCCTCCATATCCTCAAAGTATTCTGTGCCATTCCCATATTCACCGTCGTGATCAAGGGCTTTCCGAATAGCATCGGCTTTGCTTACGGCATCCACAACGATATCTTGAACGTGGATTTGCCTTAGAGAAACTTTATATGTTTTTTTCATAATTTAAATTCTTTCTGTTACTTGTTCAATGACCAAGACAAAGCCTAGCTCTTTAAGAGCTTCAACGTCGTAGTCGGTTAAAGTTTTTCTTCCTGTTAGTTTCTTTATAGAATTCCTTACAGATTCTTTTTTTACATAAGTTAGGGTATTACCGTAAACTTCTTTTCTTTCTACTTCTATTGTCATTATAAATTTGTTGTAGCCTTTTGGGTGGATTTGCGTAAAGCCTAACTTTCTAAATGTATCGGCCAACTTGATTGCGCCGTGTGTCGAGATAGGGATGCGAGTTTGCTCCTTATCAAAATCCCATTCAATGGAATATTCTAAGCCCTTATAGCCCTTCTCTTCCTTTTTGACACTGAAGGTTTTATTGAAGTGTCCTGTCAATTTAATGGTTGGTGTTTCGTTGTTCATCTTTTGCTTGTTGTATTTTTTTCTTTCTGTCGTTTCTGTCGTGGAACCATGCGGAACCGTATCTAATGTTTCTTGATTTAAAGAATTCATCGCAAGCTTCGCTCACTGTGCGAGCAATGTTTGCGGGGAGTACATCGTACATCCCAAAGTTTCCTTGCGAGGATTGCTTTATTATCTCTTTCCTTTCAATCGATTTGCGGAGAAGCTCATCTTTTAAAGCGTGGTAGTCTTTTGATCTCATTTTTACCTTCTTCTTTCTGTTATTAATAAAAGTACTGCGATTATCAAAGTCACATAAAAATCTAATCCCATCATTTCGGCTCCACAACAAACCCCGTTTCATCTTTTTTAGCAAGACCTTTCTCGACCAATCCAACGATCACGCCTTTAGGATCTTTAAAGCGCAGATCATTTTCATCTCCATCTACAACGGGATAGCCTAGGTAAGTTTTAGGGAGTGAACCACGGAAGACGACAGCGACGTTGCCCCCTAACTCAAGGATTGTTTTCATTTTATTATCACTAGTCTCCTCACTACGAGAAAAGGTAAGATGGTAGTTGTCAGGCATTTTGCCATCAAGCCAAGCCCTCATTCTATAAAACCCTTTAGTGTAATCGTAGAAATTCACATTTGGGAATTCTTCAATCACATTTGTTTTACTACCCTTACGGACATTCTCCCAAGGGATATCGCTTGTAAGATTAAGTCGAAAGCATGGAATCATTTGCTTTTTAGCTGCGCTAATGATCGCCTTGCCTATTTCAACCCTAAGGTCCGACATGAAACCGAAGTTATCCTTAAAGAATCTTTTAGTTTTATTGATTCTAGAAGTTTGCACATTGCTCATGCAACCACGACCCGCAGTATCTAAACAAGCGGCACGACAACCTGCGCTTGCCCATTGGCAGACATTGAATCCTGATTTATTAGCGGGGGAAAGATGGAGACCGAAAGTGCGATATCCTAGAACCTCTCCCTTGAGAGTTTTGGCATTGCCTTGATTTAGTAGTTTCATAATTACCAAGAGCAAGAGTAGAAGATTTTCTGACCGTCTGCAATTTTAGTTTCTGCAGTGTCAACAAAAGAAAGGGTGATTTCTTTCTTGTGTTCGTCAAACCTAGAATCATGACCGAAAAAGAAACCTTGTTTTTCTGGCAAATCGCCAGCTTCGACAACCGACTTGAGATTTTTTAAATCCTCGGTAGTCAATTCTAATTCTTGACAATTCAATTCACCTGCTGGCTTCCCAGTTTTGAGAGTCCAGAGGTTTTCCATCCATCCCTGAAGGGCATTGTGTTTTCTCCAGTAGGCGATTTCTTCAGAAGCTTCTTCTGAACCTTTTTTGTAAACGCTGAAAGCGTATTGATCTAATCCCATAGCGGCAAGATTATGACAGGTTTGGGTTTGGGCGCAAGTCTTTTTTTATTATTTTTAATTCTTTTTTAATGCTTGACAGAGCTGTAACTCACTGAGCGCCAACGAGTTACGAGCGGCGCGATCCCCTCGGCTGTAACTCGTTGATACTCAAGGAGTTACGGAGATTTATTTTTAATCAATAAAAAACCCCGCCCTCCATGCAGAGAGGACGAGGTTTTGCTTGTTACCCCTAACAAAAAATTATAGTGCCATCTTTACAAGTTGGATGATTCCGAAGAGAGTAACTAGGCCAGAAAGTAGGACCATGCAAGTGAAAACTACATTTTCGAAGAGGGTTCTGTTTTGCTCTTTCATAAGAAGGTTGCCCCCCTTGCGGGGGGCGGTTATGGGCTATGCAGGTAAAACTAAAGCTGACTCGCGATCATCTTGGGAGATGACAACCTCGGGAGGATTGACCACACGGTCAAAAATCTGCTGGGCTTGCATCGTCATGCGGGGAAGGTTCATGACATTGTTAGCGGTTAGATTCTTGAACGACTCGGTTACAGCGTTGTAAACATTCCAGAGAGTCCCCTTGTATTCGGAGAATGCGCCTTCATTGCCGTCCTTATCGACGCCACCGTTTTCGATGTTGTCGAAGATAGCTTCGATCTTGGTAGGCTTGATCAAACCAGCTTTGACCAGTTTATTGAGAACCGAAACCTCATTAGCCTCGGTGTTTTTGTAAGCCTCAATGCGCTTGCCTTGATTGTCCTAAGTCTGCTGGATCTGACCGATTGCCTTATTGAAAAGGAAGGGAAGATCTTTGAATATGTTCTTGGTGTGTCTCCGGGCGAGCGTGACATCCGAAGAGAAGCAGAGGTTTTCGCAAACCATCATAGAGTTGCCAATGGCGAGGCTACTAGCGAATTTTTGGTTATGGGAGTTGCGAAGCCCCATGACGAGCTGACGTTCCTCACTATCAAAGCCAGACTTGCGAAGAGCGAAACCGCTGAAGCAATTCATATCGCCTTCGGAAAGACCATGTTCCTCCTGTTCAATAGTGAAACCATTTTCTTTTAGAGACTGGCGAGCCTCATTAATAAGACGGTCATGAGGAATTGGGAAGTGGTTGCCTTTGCCTTCGGCGTCTTCCTTTCTCATCCAGTTAGGAGCGGGAGTTTCGATTGCTTTAACAGCTTCGAAGTCAACTTTGTTGGAGGAATAGATTAGGTTTTTCATAGTAGTAATAGTAGTTAGTGGTAAAGCGAGAGCGTTTCTCTCGACAGGAGAATTATGACAGAAAAGTAATTAACTGCAAGCCCTTTTTTAATCTTTTATGCATTTTTATTTTTTTATTTTAGGGTTGACATTCCTTAAATACTGTAGGTCAGGACATTTTTTTGCAAATAGCGTAGGTCAGAACATTTTTCGACAAATAGCGTAACATACTGACACTCAGTGGGTTAGAGGTGTCGAAAAACGCTGTAACCTATTGATACTCAACGAGTTACGGAGGGGCGGACGCCCCCGGCTGTAACTCCTTACTACTCAGTGAGTTACGGCGTTCCCGCTTTACATTATTTTGCCGCCAGTGTAAAGCATAAAAATGCACTTTTCCAAAAAAAAGCTCCCTTTCGGGAGCCTTGCGGAGAGTGCGGGAAACCCTTTAGGGCTGAGTAGCCTCTTGCTCGCTATGCTCATGTATAGCAACCCACTCTTGGGCTTCGGCATAGGCTGTTCTCCAAACCCCCATAGCCAACTCCCCGTCTTCAAACATCTCTGGGATCTCCCACCCACGGTAAGACCTTGGGCAAGTCATGCTCTCCCGCCCTTGGAGTCCTGCCTGATAAGCGAAGTCATATAACTGATGTACATTTAGTGCTGCCATGCCGAAAGTTTACTCCAGAAAAGAATTAGATGCAAGCTTTATTTGTATAAAAAACAAAAAAACCCCGCTCCCCAAAACAAAAAAGGGAGCGAGGTTGTTACTGAGCTTTTATGCAGTTACTCAGGCGGCGAATGATTAACCAGAACTATGTCCCGCTGCATTACCGCCTTACTAATCAAAACAAAGGGTTTACCCTTCGGAGCATTAAGTTAGCAAGGATTTTACACACAACACCGAGAGAAAATCTTTTAACGTCTTGACATATTCTTAGCGGCTTCTTTCAACATCTTGATGGCGGTAACTGCGGGATGCTCAATCTTTGTGATACCACCGATCTGAAGATTCTTGAAACCTCGCTTATTATTATCGTCAAGATCTCTTTCTTCTATCTTAATGTAACGGATGTTATCTTTTTTACTAAACGCTATTCCTTCTACTCCGAGAGCAGAAAACCTTCTGTTACCATCAACCTTGACAGAAGATGGCCCTTCGTTACTGTAGTAGATGGTTTGCCCGACGACAGCTTTAGTAAGCTCTTCGTCACTCATTTTGTAAAGTTTCTGGGCGAGGGTGGTAGTAGTGTTATTTGTCATAGGAGTATTCTAGTTAAAAAGGTAGTCGAGGTCAATGCTATTTTGTAAATCTTTTTCAAGATCTTGTGAGTGGTCGAGCATCTCCAAGTTGCCAGCGATGACAAGCGTGAAGATAACTCCTGCGATGGTGAGTATAGAGTTCATATTACTTAGAGGCTTTTAGGATTTGTTTTTTCTTTTCAGCAATTAACTTTTCTGCAGAGAGGGTGCAGAGACCGTAAGACTTGATTTTTGTAAGACCCTGTTCCATGCCTTGCAGTTCCGCTTTATACATTCTTACTGTCCAGTTGTTGGTGTCGCTCATGGGGATATTTTACTCTAATCGGCAGAGAATTAAAAGCTTTTTCTGCATATATTTAATCTTTTTTTTTATTTAAAAAGGCTTGACATGCTGCCCTCATATGGTATAGGCGAGAGGCTTGTAAGTCACTAATACTCAACGAGTTACAGCCGGGGGCGACCCCCCCCTCGTAACTCCCTACCGCTCAGTGAGTTAGAGCGGTTTGTATTTAAATGTTTTTATTTATTTTTTTTACCCTAAAAGGCTTGACACTCTCACTGTTCTGATTTAAAATGGTGGCATATTTCTGCGAGGGCTATGCCAGACCCACGACCCTTCCTTATTTAACGTCTTGCGGACCGCTTGACCGTGTTTATACTCACTTGACGAATTGTTGGTGGATGGCGGGGGGATCGAACCCCCATCCGCGACTTGCGTCCCGTCGAAACCATTGGCCACCCAAACTTTTTACTTGCCGTAGATCCAGCGAAGCTCATCGCTCCACTCCTTGACCATCTCAGCCTCGACCCCTTGTGGATTCTTGCAAGCTGCACCAATCCACTTCCTGATCATGCGCTGGAGCTTCCGCATCCTAAGCCATTCACCCAAGTGAATGCCAATGGCGAAAGGGTAAGTGAGAATGAGAAGGGCTTTGCCCTTGGTGTCTTGATCTTTGAAGTTGTGTAAGTTCATAGTGTTAGTGTGCTGATTTTACTTTGTTTTCTCTGAATGTGCCGAGTGCGTCGTTTAGGTGTTTAGCTATATGAGGATCAGTCGCCCTAAGTAGCCAGATAGCCTCGGAAACTTTATAGTCTAACTCACGGGCAGCGTTCTGCTCCTGCATAAAGTTATCAAAGTTTAGGTTAGCTCTCTCTTGGGCGTGTTCAAATGCTGATTTGGCGACATCAAATGCTGTGTTAGTCATGGGAGTATTCTAGTATAGAGTTGGGGCTAGTGTAAAGATTTATTTTGTTTTTTTAAAGACTACTTTGCCAGTCTCCATAGTAGCTTTCCAGTCGATAGGGTTGGCTTCACGCTGTTCTTCGCGCTTCATTGTGTCCTTGGCAAGTGACTCGCGAGCATCTAAAACTCTCTGGTGGTAACTGCGTCCTGTGTTGTTTGCTTTCATGTGAGTAGTTTACTCTAAAAATTAATTGTGTGCAAGCTTTTTCTTTATATTTTTTAGCCCCCCCGATTAAAATAAAAACAACTTTATGCTTGACAGCGCAAAGTCGCGGGGGGAGTCAATTTTCAATTTCTCAATGGCCCCCACCCATTAATTAGGAACGTGGAGGGTGTAGGATAAAGTAAAAATAAAAAAACCAAAAAAAAAGTGTAACATAAGATATGACATATCGGAATATGGCGGTGGTAGTGGATGAGGCTAGTCCTATGATGGGGACGAGAGTATCTGTGGATTTTAGTACACAAAATGAAGAGAAAAAGCAATTAGCCGCGAATATAAACGCTGACGACCAATTGAGGTTTGTGGGGGATGTGGAATGTAAGATCTCTATTGATTTCTTGTTGAGAAGTGATGGGGATAATTATTCGGGGTTTGACTTCTTGTTTGATAATTATCATAATACAGGCGCGAATGAAATGCTTTTGGATGTTGGCGGTAATAAATACAGTGGGTGTTTTATTGATAGCTATAATTTGACGGTAAAACCATTTGAACCCGTGGTGGGCAGCGTAAGTTTTACAAGTTTTAGCCCAAGCGCGGGTGGTATTACAGGTTTAGTGTCTAGCGATGTTGATAATACGTTAAATACTTCAGATATCATCTATGGTCATGATTGTACGTTGGTTAATGCGGGTAATGTGGTATCTAGTAATTTAGTAAATAATTTAACATATAATAAAACTTTCAGCAGGACGCCTGTTTATACATTAGGGTCTCAATACGCATCTGACCATTTAGTGGATGGAGTGGAAGTGAGTATGGACGTGGAATCTACAGGATTGAATTCTCTTATTGATTTTAGTGGGAATAAGCTGACGAGTAATTTTGGGGTGATGTTAAATGATGTGAGTAATGTTGGATTGGGTTATGATAGTGTTAATTTTCATTTATTGGCAAATTCTGGAGCGCATGTGGTCAGCGAGTCGTATTCTGTACAGGGAGGAGACACTTTATCGACTAGAGCAACAATTAGGGAGATAATTCTGTAAAATAAGTGTATATATAAATACATATGGCCCGAAAACAAGCGGTGAAAGAGAAGGCTCCATTTGACTTAATGGCGGATTTTGAGAGATCAATTAAGTTTAATAAGAGGAGATTTAGATTCAGCCCCAAACAAAAGCGGTTTCTAGAGTTAGTATTGAGTGAAGATTCGAAAATAATCTTCGTATCTGGTCCTGCGGGAAGTTCAAAGACTTACATGTCCTTATATGGCATGTTAAAACTCATGGAGGAAGATTTCAGTAAGGATATTTTGTATGTCCGAAGTATTGCTGAGAGTGCGGATAGGGGATTAGGCAGTCTACCCGGAGATATTACAGAGAAGTTCGACCCATTTCTTGGTCCTCTCTATGATAAAATGGAAGAAATAGTCGCTCCCGGCGATGCAACCTTCTTGAAACAGAAAGGAAAGATATCTGCAGTACCGATAAACTTCCTGAGAGGCGCTAGTTGGCAAAATAAGTTGGTTTTCGCTGATGAAGCGCAGAACTTTACTTTGAAAGAGTTAACTACTTTGATCACCCGTATAGGGGAAGACAGTAAAATCATCATAGGTGGTGACTTTTTTCAAAGTGATATCAACGGAAAGAGCGGTTTTAACCCAATGTTCAACAAATTCGATGATGACGAGTCGGAAGATATGGGAATTCATACGTTTAGCTTCAATGAAAGCGATATTGTGCGTAGTAAAATACTAAAATTCATTATTAAAAAGCTAGAAAGCTAAAAATAGTGTAATAAATATACATTACTAATATAATAAATGAGATGAGTCACATGTTTTGTTCTGATTGTGGGGTTAAGATTGAATATAATTTTGCAAAACCTAATTTTTGTTCCAAATGCGGGGCAAATTTTGGTTCTGTAGGTCAATCTAACGCAAGAGTTGCTGAGCCAGCTCGAAAAAAGGCATCTGCAGTTTCTGATGATGAAACTGATGCTGAATTTGTCCCTGATATTCGGGGTCTAGATGTTGAAATTTATAATAATAAATCTTTTACTATTGGTTCTCTCGCAGGACAAAATACACCGCCAGACTTTAAGGGGAAGGGTTCATATGGCTTAGATGAATTTACTTCCAATCCTTAATGGACGAAAAGAAAAAATATGAAGACTTCCAAGATCTAATAGACCTAGCTGTAAAAAAGCAAAAATCTAGATGGCGCTTAGACGCAATTAAGTGGTTTGATTTTGAAGACGTAGAGCAGGTTGTGAAATCTCATATTGCCCAGAAGTGGCATATGTGGGATCAAACAAGACCTCTTGAGCCTTGGTTAAGTCGAGTGATTACCAATAGGATGTGGAATCTTATAAGGAATCATTATGGTTCTTATATAAAACCTTGTTCTACATGTATCCACGCTAGAGACGAGTTATGCGCCAAAACAAAGAGTGGTAATCAAGATGTTAGCTGTAAAGATTTTGCTAAATGGTCAAAAAAGAAAAAATATGGCTTAGAGCTTAAAACAGCCGGGAGTTTGGATGAAACCGACTCAATCGGCAATGTTAAGTGTAATTCTCATTTTGATTATGAAGGCAACATAGAAAAGTTAAATCAAGAAATGAGCAACAGACTTAGCGAAAAACATTTTACTGCATATCATATGTTGTACTTTGAAGAATGTTCTGAGGAAGATATTGCTATTTTTATGGGATATAAGATCACAGACGCAACTCGCAAGACAGGATACCGTCAGGTTAAGAATCTAAAAAATAAATTTCAAGAAATGGCGATATCAATATTGAAACAAGAAGACCCGAAAAAATGAAATTAACAAAAGAGCAGCAGAAATTTTTGGAGGAAAACGCTAAAGATATGTTAGACCTCAATGATCTGACACAAAAATGCTTTAAAGATGATAAATTAGATGGCCGCAACAAAGAGGGGAGGGCTGTAAGAAAGTTTTTGATTGAGAATGATATTGATTATAAAACAACAGCTAGAGCGCCAACAGATAAAATAGACTTAACAGATCAACAAAAAGAATTCATATTGGATCAAGCGCAAGAAGGTTTGTCTTCCCTTGAGATAGCAAAGCTAATATTCCCTCAAAAAATAATAAAACCTCTAAGTAATGAGCAAAGAACAGTGCTTTCTTACATTCATGAGATAAATCCTGATTTTATTCCATCGCAAGAGTCTGGCGCGGTCAATGATTATTCATCACCGAAAAGTGCGAGTAGAATCGTAAAGAAAATAAATGATGCTACAGGTATAGGTTTGGAGGAGAGTAAACTGAATAGGCAAAAACAAATTTGCATAGAGAAACTTCGCATTAACTTGTCCAATAGCAGATTTTTAAAAATCATCAATAATTATTTAAATAAGCAAGACAGGGATCTGTTCGAGCAAGAGTTTATCCGGTTAAGTTGGGATAAGCCCGATTTAACCGCTGACGAACTCAATCTATACTTAAACGTATGTAAAGAAGTTATTAACTTAGAGGTTGTTTCGGCGCATCTTAATAAACTTAATGATATGTTCGATGTCGCAGACGATCAAACTGAAATGACTGTCCGGTTAGCTGAGATTATCAAAGCTAAATCACAAGAATATCATCAATGTGAGACCCGTATTGAGAATTTGACGAAAAAACTTCAAGGCGACCGTGCGGAGCGCATGAAGAAGAATCAAAAAGATAATGCTTCGTTTTTAGCTATTGTTCATATGTTCCAAGAAGAGGAAGAACGAAAGAATATGGTTCGTATGGCAGAGATGCAGAAAAAATTAATTAAAGAAGAAGCCGAGCGGATGGAGGGTATGGCGGAGTGGAAGGCTAGAATCTTAGGTATAAACAAAGATGATGCAATTTGAATGTCAAGAGTGCGGAAAGACCTTTGAATCGCAGAGAGGGCTTCACATGCACATTAAAGCGCATAATATGCTCCTAGGTGAGTATTACGTCAAACATTACCCACGTTTTGACAAACTGACGGAGAAGCCTATAGAATTTAAAAACGCCAAGCAATACTTCTCTATGGACTTCAATAGTTCTGAAAATATGAGGCGTTGGTGTTTGAAAGCGCCAGAAGATGAAACAAAAAAATATGTATTGGAGAAATTTCAAAAACGACTAGAGAAAAAGAACCTAAGACACGGTCCATCTAGTTTATACCTCAAGACTGGGGATTGGCCAACGTTAGACATAATCAAGAAACTTTTCGGCAGTTACACGGCATTGTGTGATACGTTAGGGGTTGAGCCAGCATATAATAAAAATTTGTGTAAGGAGTTTTTTGAAAATTGTAATAATGCGGAAATATGGATCGATACTAGGGAGAATAAACCTTTGTCTTTCGAAAACTCTCTTATTCATAAATTAGATTTTGGTGATTATACTCTGCCCCCACAAAACTATACATATACTCATGTTGAACGTAAATCCTTTAGTGACTTTGCAGCTACAGTAACAAATGGCTATGATAGGTTTTTGAGAGAGATAGAACGATGCGAGAGTTTGAGGTGTTATTTATTTATTGTTGTTGAGGCTGATTATAGAGATCTTTTTAAAATAAATCAGTCAGTTTATAAAAAATTTAATATGAAGTATGTTTTCAGTCGCCTTCGGGCTATTGAGGAACAATTTAGTG